ATTTCTTGGGAGGGGTGGCTTCTACTGACTCAACCAAGATGAAGGACGGGTCAGCAGTTAACTTCACCACCGCCAATAATGGCAGTGACGAAGTAGCCATCACTTTCAACGAACCATTCACAGGATTGGTTTACATGGAGCAAAGTGGTTATGCAGACGATGGAACCACGCACGTTGAACTTGAGCCAGAGCCGGAGCCCACAAACGGCTGGATCTCCAAACTGGCTCGCTTAGGTGGACTTAGTTCCGATTACAGCCTCTTAACCAACACATGGAAGTACTTAGTTGAGGTTGTGGCCGAAGCAGGAGAGAGTATTGTGTTCTCAGCTTTGGGAGCAGGGGCTGGGGATATAGCAACATGGGCAGGAGATTTCGCCTGCTTACTCGCGCCTTACGCGGAGTCATTAATGCTGCCATTGCTTGCACTCGGGAGTGCGAGCCCTATGGACATCAGCGCTAGGATTCAATCAAGAGGCATCCGAGACGTGTTGCCAGCAAGCGAGGTCATACCCAGACCGAGGTGGATAGCCAAGTGCAGTCACCCTGATAGTGATAACCAGTAGCTGGGCTGGTTGGCGGACAGACACCGCCTCACCAAATGTGGCTCGGGTTAGCCAGCGGTCAAAATAACCCCCGACAACTCTAACACTCATAACTAATAACGTAGATGCCAACCCACCTATCGTTATGGACTCGCCAGCGGTTGGAAAATCACCCGAGTAAAGCTGGATATGGCTAGTTATAAGACGAGAAACGGACTGTGGAGTCAGGGAAAGAACCCGTTTAATAGGGAAATCTAGTACAATTATAAGCACCAATTCATGTTGTTGAGGCCATGGCGTATCCATGGACATCATGATGGCGGAAGTGCTATAGTATGAAGGATATCGGATCCTGATGAAACTGCTCTCAAAGCTTGCATCGATGGGGTTAAATTCCCCGACAGCCTGTTCCCTGTCAGGAACAATCCATAAACGGTGGGACTGCGTGATAGCTCACACACTCACACACACTTGTTAGACACGTCTTTTCATTCTTACCAATGTTTTATAGTGG